ATAAGAGGCAATATTAAAGGGAACCCCTAATCCTACATCACCACTTCGTTGGTATAATGAACATGAAAGACGGTTGTTTTGATCCACGTTGAACTGGCATAGAACATGACAGGGTGGTAGCGCCATTTCATCCAGTTGGCACGGATTCCATGCAGACATAATCAACCTTCGTGAAAATCTCTCGGTGGGGTGTTTCAAGCATCTGATGATCTCGCCCAGTTGATCTACACCTTTCCCCGTATAATCGGTTTCGTGATTCTTATATGTTGCATTAAAATGGCGCCATTGGTGTCCATATACGGGACCAAGGTCGCCTTCGGCGTAGTGCGATAAACCGCGCGAATCGAGAAAATCGCGTGACGCATTACCGTCCCAAATATGAACGCCGGATTGTTGTAATAGACGATTGTCTGTTTTTCCTTGAATAAACCAAAGGAGTTCTTTAAGACATGTTTTCCACGCCATTTGTTTCGTGGTGAGAATTGGAATCGTTCCTTGTTCTAATGAAAATACCATTGCCGCGCCAAAAACGGATAATGTATTCCCATTGCGACTCACATGGGGTTGATTCTCCTGTAGAATGTCATAAATAAGATTTAGATATTGATATTCTTCGTGTGGGTGAATAAAATAGGTAGATGTCGACGTTGGTATTACTCCGGGTAAAATAATGGAAGAAGATTCGATAGAAGGTGCAGTATCTGGGGTAGGTTGATTATTTTCAGTATCATCGTTCGGGGTTTCAATCCTGTAGTGCGGAACACTATTTATACGTGCAAAATTACGAATCATTACTAGTAGTATAAATTGACCATTAAAAAGTGTTTAATTTATATTTCATTCCATTCCCGTAATAGTAGTCAATTACCATAAAAAATAAAATCAAATCTATTATATATAAACAACACATCCAATGGCATCTGCTGCCGGTGGTCATGGTAAAGAAGATTGGAAAAGTTTTGCGCATGAGGTTGGTCGCGCGTGGAAAGGATCGATCGGTAAGGATCATGAAGGTTATACCCCTGATTATTCGGAAGATGACAATAATTTTTACTACGGGTATCGAGTAAAGTGTAAACTAAAGTGTACAAAAGAAGGGGTTAAAAATCTTGTCGATAACCTAATACATTATCACGCATTCATTGATAGTAAAACTAAAATCCCAATGATTCAATTAACATGCGCTGAGGATATTCCTAGTAGAAAAGGTGCACATCATGACCGACGAGAATTTGTAGAAACTGCGATGAAACCAGACGATTGGGTTGAACATTTTAGACAAGGATTGAAATCATGCTGGGAATCTCTTAAGAAACCTGGTGTAGCTACGGCGTCATCACAACGCACTCCCAGTCCCAGTCCCAGTTCCAGTCGTCGCAGTCCCAGTTCCAGTCGTCGCAGTCCCAGTTCCAGTCGTCGCAGTCCCAGTCCCACTGGTTCTGCAGTAACTCATTCAACCACTGAAAAAGCGATACCTTGCAATTTTTTTGCACAAGGTAAATGCAAAAGAGGGAATAAGTGTCCTTACATGCACATCACCGCCCCTCGCGGCGGTGGCAGTTATCGAAGAAGAAAAAGTAAAAGAACACAAAAATTACGATATCGGAAAAATAAAGGTTTAACAATCAAAAGAAGAGTAAATCGAACCTATCACAAATCGTAACATATTATTTTAGTCCACGCCAGTTCAAAAATAATATTATTCCCTTTATATATACTCAATAATGGAGGCATTTGAAGAAACCGTTAAAGAAGGTTCGAAACGTGGAAGTTCATTCGTTGATCATGTCTTCCGTTTAGACGAACAGCAACAAGGCGTGTTATTAAATATTGTTCAATACACAATCATCGGTTTTATCCCGATTTTACTGATGTTGTATTTGGTTCGCACGTATGTCCCCGAACCCGATGATCATAAGGCAACACTTATGATATTAGTAGAAATCATTGGTCAGATTCTCTTTATGTTCGTTTTCATCTACTTTATCCACCGTTTGGTTACATATGTTCCAACGTATTCTGGATACAGATATAGTGAATTTAACTTCACAACTACCATTTTAGGAATATTAATGATTCTCTTGAGTATTAAGACAAAGTTGGGAGAGAAGGTTCAAATACTCGTTGAACGCACAATTGAACTCTTGGGTGGTGAAACGAGTTACAATGGAACTGTGGGAAGTGACGGAAAGGGTGCGCAAGGCGGCGCAGTTCGTATCACCCAGCCATTATCACAACCTTACGCTGGCGGTGTTCCGGGTGGAATGATCGGCGGTGGAATGGCGCCTCCTAATCCAGTCCTTACGACAAACCGTAATACAGGAACTGCCGATTACGGTCTCTCGCAGGCGTCGCAGCAAACCCAGCACTTTAACAGCACTTATGCACAGAATGTCGGCGCGGGAATGCCCGGTGGTATGATGTCATTTGAACCCATGGCTGCCAACGAGGTAATTGGAACCAAGTTTTAGATAAACTTACTACTGAAATAGAATTATAATATTATTACCGGTAATGGTGAAAATATTATATATTATAAGCACATTGATGTGCATACTGATTTACTTCTCGATGAAAATCTCTCGTTCAACGCTTTTCATAATCTTACGTTCACCAATCGGGTCGTCCTTGATTTCGTGAAGCACGTTCTTTACCATCTTATGATGGAAATCCTGAAGTTGACTATTCTTCTCCCAACCCGGGTGTAAATCCATCCACTTCTTAATCGCAAAGTATTCCTTATTGGCAATATCCACAAACGCCTGACGTATCCGTGCATTTCCTTCGTCTCTCGCCCACTGATGATTATCCCGCACATAAATCGTATCGCGTTTCTGGTCTGTGCAATGAATCGGGCGTTTGTATAGATCCATTTGTTTTAATCCGTCGATCATGACTTTACTAATCCCTTCCACGAGACCTTGGTTCCGTGTATAAGTTAAATCGTCCATGGTGATTTCGAGAGAATTAACAAAGTCCGAGAGATTGACTGCGTCTTTACACTGTTCATTCAGGAAAAAGTTCAAATTAAATTGGTTATTATTCGTATTATTCACGATAATATTGCGTTCCTTACTTAACTCGATGATTTGCTTCTGAAGAGTTTTATTCTGGTCTAATAACTCAAATACGAGAGAATTTACGATTGATGTCTTGTTTCGTTTCTTACCGTCAGTAAGTGCCGAAATCATTTTCCTAATATATTCTTTAAGTTTCTCATTTTGTTCGGTAAGGAGTTCGGATACGGCCGACGACGCTGTATCGGATACGCCTGTAATTGCCGATTCATCGTCCACGTCGTCGTCGTCGTCGTCATTGTGAGGAAGATCAATGTGTGACGACTGTTCTGATGATGAAGAAGCATAAGACGATGTATCGGTATCGGCGTAACTGTTACTGCCACTACATTCTGATACATGCACGGTAATTTCAGGTTCTGGCGCTAATTCTGAAAGAACAGGATAATGAACCATATTTCCACTGATTTCTTCCGTCTTTTTTTTAGATTTGAAACGATAACAAACGATTCGATTGTCGTCGCCGCCGTCGTCGTCGCCGTCGTTTATATTGGCAATCTCTCGAGATACAGATTGTTTAATCTCCAAGGGTATCGCTGATGTGGTTCTTGTTGTTGTTGTCGTCAACGTCGTAGTTGTAGAAATGATGGATACTGATAGAGAGTTTAATGCAGCATCCGATGAATGATGACTATTTGAATTCGCCAGTTTATTTACCGATTGGTTATGTTGAAACTGAAGACAGGTTGACGTGTGTTTATAATAACTAGAACGGTGGGCGTATGATTTTTTACAAAGACATATATATTTCCCATCCTTCGTGGTTGGCAGAGAGGCCGGCGTTGTTTCATTTGCAGCGCCGCCAAAAATCTCGGTATGAAAAACAGGGGTAGAAGTTGTAACAACAGGTGTTGGACCGAAAATATTTGGTTTAAAATCAGGAAAGTTTGGAAATTCGTCAATTGACTTTTCGTCCAATTTTTCATCGTTCAAATTTGGTTTTAATTTCATAATATAAAAGTTTACCCGTTCCTTTGCTTCAAAATCATTGGTGCAAGCACATTCTTCCAGAATTATACACTTCCAATTTGCCCAACCACCATTCTTTCGAATGGCGTCGTATAACTTTGTCTGATACGAAAGATCCAAAGTGTCGCGCTTGTGTTTATACTTTCGTTGTGTTAAGTTAGTTGTGTGCGAAATATACCCGTCTAAAATCGTTGGATTTTTACAAGTTAGTAGATAAACATATGTCTTAGAATAATCAACATACTTTCTCGGCATTTCGCACCTTTACAGTCTGTGTTATTTTACCCCAAATGTTGTTTAATTTACCCCGATTTTGTCTTAATTTTACCCCAAAGATAATGTATAGTTTTGGTAGTATGACCGCCTATATTTACTCTATATACACTGCATATTATATATCTATTATATTTTCGCAGATGTTGTGACTGATAAGTTCATTTTACCCCAAGGGTTTGGCAACATTCACACCATCGCTTGGTCTAGATGTAGTCGTTCTCACATCGAAAAGTGAACATCATCGTCACAAGTGTGTCGTCCTTTTGTCGTCCTTTTACCCCAAATTTTGTCGTCCTTTTACCCCACACTTACTATATAGTCTTATAGTATGACCGCCTATATTTACTCGATAATCAGTGTGCAATATTTCACCGGTATAATTGGGTTGTTTGGTTTGTGACTGATATTTCATTTTACCCCAATGGTTTGGCAACATTCGCACCATCGGTTGGTCTGAATGTTGCCATTATCTCTTCGAAAAGTGAACATCGTCGTCACAATATTGTATTATTTTGTCGTCCTTTTGTCGTCCTTTACCCCAATTTTGTCGTCTCTTGCAATTTGTCATTTTAGTGATTTTGGCAACATTTGCACCATAATCAGTGTCATCACCAGAAAGCAAACGCCTATATATCCCGCTAACTCAAAATGGGTAAAATGGTATTTTTCCAAAAATGTCCAAATCCGGGTTTGGCCGTTTTGCTTTTAAAACGCGTTTTTGCGCATTCCACCTGACGAGAGCATAACTTGCGTTTTTCACACGCATGTGTCAAAATATAGCGGGATCTCAATAAGGCGACTTTTGGATATTGCATCCGGCGCCATTTTTCGACGGACATGCGCCATTCCCCCCGCCTGACTGACTTTTAAAAAAGTGATAAGATAATGCTATATATGCTCTAGTTTTCAGTAAGGATGTAGGCGGGAGCATATAAAACGGTGATGGTCAGTGCGAGGCGAGGCGTTGTATCAATAATAAACATAAATCATTGTAATTATATATTGAGTGAGTTGAATGATGAAGAAGACTGTAGTTATTGATTTGGAATATATGCGGCCATCCGTGGGGGGAGGTGGTCGTAGGTCGAGGTCCAGGTCGAGGTCGAGGTCCATTAAACCTAATGAAACCTCTGATTATGAAGAGATGGATATTGATGCAATGATACATCAGTTCAAGGGGGAGGAGGAAATCGACGACAACGATGATACAACGAATGAAGATGACATAATTGGAGATGATTCGAGTGAAGACAATTTAGATAGTAGTAACGATAGTGGAGATGAATCGGATACTCCTGAACGAACGCATCCAAGTGTCAAAGATACGGATTATGCAGTAAACTCCGACGACGATTTACTGCAATCAGTATTAGACGAACCAACATTTCCACTGGATATTAATGCGATATTATCTGCGATGAATAAGACAGAAAATAACACGATTGCGAATATGACACTGAAGAAAATATCCGCGCGAAGACACGAAATTCTCTCGTCATTGAATTTGACAACGGAGAAAATGGAGGAATTCGAACGCAAATTACACATGTACCGTGTCATTGAAAATCCGTGGGATCTAAAACATAATCAATTGATTCGGTGGATTCCACTTCGTTCTCTCGAGACGCGACCCTATATAACCCTTGGGGGGACATTATTCCGTGTGCGCGAAAACGTCGAAGAAAAGATACATATTGTCACGATACGAAATATTAAACGGTTTGTATACAATATTCGCTTTGAATTGAATGTAGTGTTTCAGCGATTAAGTCAAGAAGAACTTATGATATTACGTGCAGTAGAATATGTATGCGACGACGACGACGACGACGACGACCCTCATTAAGTTAGGTTATTTTCAACTGTTTCACAGTCTTGGTGATATCGCGTGTCATCATGGGTCGTATTTTTCCATTCTTTGTTTTACATCGAAAACCGTGTTGTCGCAAACCCTTTGTATTAAAAATGGATCGTGTGCAATAACCGATACGACGCCCTTTATCGTCACCCCCCTTTGCATCATTGTCATTGCTGGATTTAATGCACCGACATAACTTTTGCGCCATAATTTGGTGCGCCCGTTGTTTGATCGACTTTTTATTTTTGCGTGTAGCGTGTTCACCTTGATAATGATGAAGAATTTTCATATAATCTGAATTGGTTAATTTCATATCTTCATCAATATCATTATCTGTATATTTCGGTATATTTTTCATCGATCTTTATATTATTTGTATAATATAATATTAAAAATAGAAAAATAGAAATGAAACCAAAAGTCGTAGTGTTTGATATGGATGAAACACTCGGCAATTTCTCACAATTTTCTATATTCGGACATGTATTAGAAGAATATTTCAACAAACCAGATATCATGTATCATTATTTCAATGATTTAGTTGATTTATACCCAGAAATGATACGACCGAATATGGTTCGTATCTTAGATTATATCCGTAAAAAGAAGAACGCTGGAATTTGTAATAAAGTTATGATATATACAAATAATGTGGGTCCTGATAAATGGGTGAAGCATATTCGCCAGTATTTTGAAAATAAACTGCGTGCACTATCGGGGTCTTCGTCGGAAACAAAGAGCGGTCTAGCAATTACACCTCCACTATTTGATCATACTATCGGTGGGTTCAAAACGAATCAGGGTGGCGGCGGCGGCGCATCGACATATCCGCAACGCACTACAAACCATAAAACCGTGAATGAGTTTATACGTTGTGGTCGTCTTCCATCCGATATCGAAATATGTTTTTTGGACGATGTGGAACACCCTAAAATGGTGGATGAACGAGTATATTATATCAAATTACAACCATATTATTCTCATATACCGTTTGATTTATTTGTAGTCCGTTTTTTGAATAGTGCATTATATCGCGATGTCTTTGATAAATTACATGCGCCATCAATACTGAATGACGCGACGACAAAATCTGTTGCTAAAAAAGAGATGATAGACCTTTTTGTAAAGTATGCAAATATGGCGAAATATGACATAAAAGAGAACCACCGAAAACTCAATCCAAGAGAAATCGACGAAATTATCAGCAAGTATATTTTATATCATCTTCAGCAGTTTTTCCAAAACGGACCTCCACAACCGATACATCCATTACGATCACTATCAAACAAAAAACGCGGCGTGAAAACATCTAAAAAAAACGGTAGCGCAAGAAGCGCTAGTCCAAAACCCGCCACTGGGTATATATTTCAGGTTGACAAGCATACTGCGGTTAAGAATATGCGGAATAAGACGATGCGGAATCGATAATCATACCTACCTGCCTGCCTGCCTGCGGTGAGTAACCTTAGTTGAACCATGATAAGCGCCCAGATGCGCCCATGAATATAACACGTTGACCGGCTGCTTCGGCCGCACATATTGCTTCTTCTCTTGCGATTTTCACTTCGGGTGTTTCGTGTAACTCGTCGATGTATACGATACCTTCTTCACGCCGCGCGACGATACGTTTTCGGGCGTCTTCCAACGACTTTTCAAAACGATGTTGACGTTGAGCATTGACCCAACGTTGATGGCGTGCGTTGGTAGTGTGTCGGTCCCAATTGCCTTGAGGTCCACGCCATCCGCATTGACAACTTACCGGTCGAACAATTTCCAATTCTCGAAATGTGTCATCGAAGAGTCGCCGCATGATGACTTGTAATGCATGATGAAGCACCATTGGACTCGATTCGTAACCAGCGTTTCCTTCTTCCGGTTTATAATCCATGAGCAACTGAAAGATTTCTTGTTCTTCGCCGCGTTCAGCAAGGTTGTCTTGTTCGTGCAAGTAGATACTGTATTCCTCTCCGCAGACTTCAATGACGATATCATCCGCAAGATCCATGATTTCGTCGTAGAGATCTTCATGCTCGGTTAATATCTCATCGAGCGTCATCCAACAACGTAATATATCTCCGCCTGAACGGCGCTGACGTAATGTTGCTTGTTTGTGCTTGTGTAAAGCGCAGAGTGCATTCACTCCGCGTAAATACTCACCTTCGGGCATATTCGCCTGATTCTCTTCAAAAATCTCCATCATTGTATCCAATTCCTTCTGAATGGCATTGTCGAGGTCGAGAGAATTGGTCCTTCCGCCAGCAGCAGGAGCAGCAATACCTTCGCCGTCATCACCAATAAGTATGATCCGTTGCTCTTGCTCTTCATTGTTGTTGTCGCGGTTTTGTAGATTCATTGAAGCCATTCTTGTTTTCGTTCTTGTTGTTCACACTGTATATTGTATATGATTGACAAAAGATTTCAATTTTTTTGTCAATCCGAGAGACGGATACTGATTCATGATGATGATGATGATGATGATGATGATGATGATGCACTTCCTTGACCGATATATTTGTAGACCGGTTGCACGATACCAGAATTGACTGGTTGTGTGAATTTTCGCGAAACTTGGGTCTTTGTATAATTCATCACGGAATCGGATATGATATGCGTGATTAAAATAAAGATGCACGCTTGCATGATCAACCGACGATCAAAATCACTAAAAGTGCTCCCACCAAAGAGAGCAAATTTGGGATTGTTCCATGAAATAGTATTAAACCGAATGAGAAGAATAAATACGGCCGAATAAAGTAAAACGTTTCGCAATACGGAGATATACTCAGGTAATGTGGTGTAAATTCCTAACAATAATATTGCATAGGTTGCGTATATGAAATAGTTGATGTATTTTAAATACGCAGCATATTTATTCATGAAAGGGGATATGAATTCGCGTATGGTATGGATTGTAGCCACTACGACGTCTTCTAATATATTTTTAATCATATTCATTTCACTCTCAATTACGCAAAAAACTAACAGAATCGTCCGGTATATTATACAGATATAATAATCATGGCATTAGACATTCGTATCCGTATTCGTATCCGATGATACATAAAATGACAGTAAACGCGCGGATGGATCAAGAACCCCCTCACAAAACGGATGGCGCCAATAATACGGGATTGTTTCTCCTCTTTGTTCGTATATCGTCTCGAATGTCCGGCGATAATAAAAACTTTCTTTATCATAAGGCGGATTATAAACTGAATACATATAGTTGTTCTTATTATTGTATTCGGCGTCAGATACCATGCGATTAGAATGCTCTTTAATCATTTGAACCCATGTGCGTCCGCCATCTGCAGAACTTACCCCATCACTAAACGCCTCTTTTCTACGCCACAAGACATTATCGGGCAACAAACCCTCGTTTTGAAATGCTTTTCGTAGCAGGTATTTCTCCATTTTTTCGTCGGTGAAACGCTTCAAATGCGACGGAATCCGCATAACATAGGAAAGAAACGCTTTATCCGCAAATGGCACACGCGCTTCTAAACCAGCGCCGCTAATGCTCTTGTCTGACCTGAGTAAATCAAAGAACCGCACATCACGAATCATCCGCTCATTTTCACGGTGAAAGTCCGCGTCGTTTGGCGCTTGTTGGAATCCGCGATATGACCCAAAGATCTCATCCGACATATCTCCGCAGTAAATGACCGCGTCATCGGTTTGTTGTTGAATATATTTACTTATGAGGTAATTTCCAACCGATGCGCGAATCGTCGTGGTGCAATAACTTTCAGTCTGATAAATCGTTTCATAAATTGCGTCTAAGAAGTCTTGTTCTGTAACTGTAACTTCATGATGACATGTTCCCAAGTGTTCCGCGACACGACGCGCCCATAATAAATCAACGGATCCTTCAAGACCGATACTATATGTATTCAGAACGGTATCCGGCGCAGTTTGCTTCAATTCTCTCGCAACAATTGCAGTGACAAGTGAACTGTCCAGACCACCGGATAGCAAGCAACCTACCGGTCGTTCACTCATCAATCGTTTCACTACGGCCTTCGTGAATAACTCGCGGATATTCGCGCATATCTCATTTTCATCAATTGTATCATCTTCCATGACTGGGTAAGAATAATCCACCTGTAATTCTTTAAGTTGACATTCAAACATGGAAATTGTATTTGTTTTTTTTAGTTTCTTCGCGGATGTAGATATCATAGCGTATTCATAATAAGATTCGAAAACGGCCGTTCCATCTGCGCTATCTTCTCCGACGTATTCCATATAACAACCAGCCGGAAACTGGACAATCGTTTCACAAATCGCATGGATAGATTTCATTTCACTTGCAATACATACCCCATAATGGTCAGGATTCATCGATATAAATGTCAAATCCGAGTGTTCGCTACCGAAAATGCCATCGTGGCGGGTAACGCCGATATAAAGTGCACGAACGCCAATCGGATCTCGTGCGACATATGTGACACCAGTTTCATAATCATGCAATACAAACCCAAATACGCCATCAAGGCGACGTAGGGTCTCTTTCATACCGATCTTGCGATACAAATGAATAATAATCTCGCAGTCGGAATTGCTCTTATATTCGTCCTCTAAACCGAATTCTGTAATCAAGTTGCGAAAATTGTAGATTTCACCATTACAAATGAGTCGACAATTTTTAAAGTGGAAGGGTTGATCTGAAATAGGGTCCATGCCGTTAATACACAAACGATGAAACCCCCATGCACGCGTGTCATCTTTGAGGAATACCGATTTATCTGGTCCGCGATGAGAAGACAATAATGAATTTTCCTGTAATGTTTTTAACTGACTAAGTATGATACGTCCTACAGTTCGAAAATAAAATATACCACACATGATACGTCCGTCGTGTATATTGATTGAAAGTAAACCCTTTAGGTCACTTTAGGTCACTTTAGGTCACTTTAGGTCACTTTAGGTCACTTTATGACTTCGCGGTTCAAGTAAACTCAAGTAATAGTAAATAATATATCAAGTAATAGTAAGTATTATTGTATAATTACATAGAATAACGAAATGGAATTTTACGGTGTTGTGAATGGCGCATACTCGAATCATCATGACCGATTAGGTGAAATCAATGATCGTATATCTCAACGAAATATTCCATCAAGTGCACTTCGCCCTGCATTCAATGTCCGCCCTCTTTCATCGAAGTATGCAATGATGCCGATTTTAGAGACAAGACCTGCGCCTACGGTTGAATTGCAACCTTACCAACAATTCACTACCGAAACAGTGTTTAATCCTGGTAATGGGAAAGCGCCATGGCGTGGATGGGCCGAACGTGTGAATCTAGAATCATCACTTCGAAACCAGTTTTTCGCACTACAACGAAACGATCGTGCAGTATATGTGCCTGATTCAACCAGTAGTCTATACAATGTAACTGTAGATGCACGAGAAATTGCACAACCGAACCCCTATTTGTTTGATAATGGAGCAGGTAATTTTCCACCAATGAATCCAAATCCCAACAATTTAGGCAAACTCACGTTTGAGAATTCAACGCGATTCCAACTTCGCACATTGAATTGTACGTATGACGGGTTCTGCACGGGTGAAGGTGGACCTACAATTGAGGCCGTCACAAATTATATTCCAGAAGAACAACTTAAAAAGAAACAAAAGGAAAAGGAACAAAAAGTTCATGTGGCGCATATTGAGGAAGGGTTTTCTGGGAGGTCTAGGACGCAGACTGAACCGAACGAAAATATAGGAAAATTTCCAAAGAATATTCCGCGTGCAACAGCAGCGTCGAATGCGCGTGAATTGTTAACGATGCGTAGTCGCGCATAGTCGCAGCACGCACTGCGTAGCAGGTATAAACACAAATCGTGATAATCTAATATAACAATATATGCCGAATTATTGTTCTATTATAACATATTATAGTGCTGTGAAATGGATGAAGACAAACAACCCACCTGTAACCAATCCAAATCAGACGATGATCCAGAATGGAACGAATTAAATCAACTCACATTATCCGTTATGGCGAATCGGAATCTTTATGATAAATACAAGAAAAATGTGGCGAATACAAATGACCTACTTGTTGAACAATTGTGTAAAGAGAAGACGTATTACAAAGATCGCATTATAGCGATGACGCGTGACTTATTCGATGAGCAATGCGAGAATAATGATATTAATCGCGCGCATGAAGAGTATCTGAAATCATGTATTGAATATCTGAAATGGTGTGATATTACTGAAATGGTGGAAGAGGATCAACGCACTGAAGTGAAAGAAGATATCCGGGTGGTTAGACAGGAATTAACGCAAAAAATACAAGAATCGTCGTCGTCGTCGTCGTCGTTACAAGCAGAAAATATTGTAATAAAACCCGCACCCGCACCCGCACCCGCACCCGCACCCGCACCCGAGAGTTCAATGACCGGTCAATTTATGTCGTTTGCAAATAAAATGTGTATCCGAAAAAAAACAATGGACGACTTTATTGTGATGAAACCAATTCCAGGGAATACGGATGAAGAGATATTTGCGCGATTACCTAAAATTCGCGATTATCAGAACGAAATCATGAAACGGACAGCGTCTTCGTGATTGTATCCCCCACCATCCCCTTGTGTATTTAGCGTGACTGAGATAATATATGAAGAACCGAACTGAGTGTATGACAAGAATAACTCGATGACTGTGAGTCGGGATCAAGTGGATCTGACCAGTAACTCCGTGAAGGAATAAGCGTAAACGTCTTGAAACCATTGATGGTTTGCGTCGCATTTGTGTCATACAACAAACGCTCAACGTCATAATACGAGGATGAATCGGTTTCAAAGAGGTTGCAAAATTCGGTCTCGGATGTAGCCACGCCGAGAATATCATCTTGGATATGGTAGTCGTAATCAGTTGAAGGGACCACTAATGTCATAATATAGTTTTCGATGATCTCGGTTATATAGGAGGAAAACTTCACTTGTAGTGTATTCACAGGAAGCGGTAATAGTGCCTGGCTATAAATGTCGATCTGGGAGTGATGAGCATGTGATGATTCATTGTAGCAATTTGAAATGATGCTATGAACACAGAACATGCGTGTTTTGTGATTATACCCGATGAATGCAGTCTTGGAGTGCATAGTTACACTGCTATTGAAAACTTGTATGCGATACATGAAACGCGTCACGGGTTGCATCGGGTTCATGCACGCATACTTATTCGTGATCTTCAATTCGGTAAGAGAATTCGCAGCAGAAACCGTGTCAGCGTCGGATTCATATTCTTGATATGCATCTTCCACAAATTCGTGTTCGGGTTCGGTTTCAGGTTCAGGTTCATATACCGGCGCAGGCGCAGGCGCAGGAACGCTGGTAGATTTCCGAGTATTACCGCTGTATATTTTGTATGATTTCACACTGGCCTCACGAAGTGACGGTGTGAATACGCCACTGCCAGTGCTAGAACGAGAACGAGAACGAGTAATAACGACCATTTCGTGCAACAATGATGAATAATGAGTATAAATAGGAATAAATAAAATATAAATGTTTCAATTTTTTATGACATAGTAGTATAAGTTTAGTATTTCATTTTCATTGTTTGTGGAACAAGAAGAAGAAGAAGAACAAGAACAATAATAATGGCGAGTAAAGATAATATGGAGGAACAAGGTAATAACAAGTTCAAACATGTAAGTTGTGCACCGAGAGATGAAACAGACCCGAGTATCAATGAAACCAAGGACTTCTCATGTTATTCATCAAAATCTCTCGAAAAGTTGAAAACACTTTGGAACAAGCGTCACCCAGATCAGAAAATCGTTGACACCGATCCACGCGCCATATGGAATAGTCTTAAAAATAATATGAATCGGGTGTGTCATCAGGAGGCGTGTTGGTTACGTCAGAGTTTTGCATCATCTGATATAGATAAGGAGATGCTTCATTATACGTTTGCACCCCAAGCACCGAAAGAATGGAAGAAAGATATTCGCGAGTGGTTATCCAGTCTCGATATCGCCAATTCTCTCAAGCAATATGAACATGCAGTGCCTTCTTTTTTATTTATCGGACCATCCCCAGTGGATTTTGACAAGGTATTAGACGATGGAGAATGTGTATGGGACGAACTCTGTAATTTTGACATTATGAAACACGTGAAAAATGGGAAACCGAAAATAGGTATTGTTTTTAATACAGATCCGCATGATAAACCGGGAGAACATTGGGTGTCAATGTTTATTGATGTGCGCGCAAAGGTGATTTTTTTCTTTGATAGCACGGGTGATCGTCCACAGAACCGAATTCGTGCGTTGATGAAGAGAGTGCGTGAACAGGGTGAGGCGAATGGAATCCACTTTAAAGAATATATCAACGACATTCATCATCAGAAGAATGATTCGGAGTGTGGTGTATTCGCGATATTTATGGTTATCCACATGTTACTCGGGAAAATGACCGTGCATGATTTCTTGGATAAGAAGAAGAAGTTGACGGATAAATATATGCAACGGTTCAGGCGTAAATTCTTCAATGTGGACGAGAAGGTGCCGACTCCGAATGTGGAGTTCTAACTCGGCGTTGGCCGTGAATAACCAACTCGCCCGCCAAGGCGTGTAAATTATATAAACCCACCACGTTATGTCTATATAATTTATATCATGTCATCTCTCATCTCTCAAGAAAACAAAGAACTCCTCTGGGGAATCTTGGCTGAAGAAGGTATATTCGATAATATTCCCTCTAGTGTGACTCCCCAAGAAGTGAAACATGTATTTGAGCAGATCCTCAAAAATCTCTCGGATAACATTCCCGCAATTCACGCGGGACAGTTAAAAGAACTCTATCTTGCAAAACAGCAGGCCATCGCGGATGAAGATTATGACGCCGCAAAGAGAATCCGAACCACGATCGGTAAAATGGAGGAGGTAATACCACGGTTAGAGAAATTGGAACAGCGTAAACAACTTGCAGTCCAGTCGGAAGATTTCGAAGCAGCTAAGCAGTTGAAGAGCGAGATTGACCGGATTCGCGCGGCGTCCTTATCATTAAAAGAACTCAATAAGATGGCGCTTCAATCTCTCGTGATTCATATAAACGCAATGAAAAAGGAACCGATGGGTAATTCCCATTTCTTTCCGTTGCGCGGGAGCAATAATAACAACGCGGCAGCAATTACGCATCCTACTCCGCCAGTTCGAGAGATTTATAATGCAGAAGATTTCCATTCACAGAAACGCGAAGAGATTGAAACGAAATTGCGAGAGAAGGAGGCGGAGATGCGGTCGTATTTCGAAGTTCCACGCCCAAAAGAGATCGATTTTTCGGATGTTCCGAGAGATTCACAGATGAGGACCAATCCGACCACCACCAAGAAGAATCGTGGAGGCGGCAGAGGCGAGGATGACAATGATAGTCCCCTTGCAGATAACAGTGATGATATGGAAAAGATCATTGCCGAGAGAATTGCTGCAAGGCAACGCGATCTGGATGAAATCACCGAGAGAATGAAGGCGACGAACCCACCCCCACCGAACCAAGTGAAAACCTCGTCGTCGCAACCAATAACCGTCTATAGCACCAATGATCTAGATACACCAGCGCCATTGACAAATGATGCGGCAAATCACAATAACAACGCACGCAAAGTCCGATTTCAGGAGGAGGAAGGTATGGACAATAATCCAATCTTACTGAAACTAAAGAGAAAACCTACGGTAGAATAATACTGATGGAGGAATCACAACCATAATACCACCATACCCCCTCCATCCCTCCCTCCATCCCTCTATCCCTCCCTCCATCCCTCCCTCCATCCCTCCTGCCAATCGCTAAGGTTTTAGTATAAATAATGGAGTGCGAACAACGTGAGTGCGCAATTATTTATACTAAAAGAACTAAAAGAAGTCAAACCGCGCCTGCTCCCCCGCCCCCGTCCGTGGGTCCGCCGGGATAATTGTTCGACGCCCCCGCTCCACCAAATTCCCCATTTTATACAATTCCAGGTCATAAATGATATTCGTAGCCGGGTCTTCCGCATAATCTTTGCCATTCACAGTCAATTTCCGCAACGCCATTGTCTTCGTCTGTTTATTGAGTTTCTTCGTCTTATCGTCTTCTTCTGTCGCAATATTTGGTTGATATGCGAGAGATTCATTGCCGACGCCAGCGCCAAATGAGTAGCATTGCAAGCGTTCTTTGGCGCCAGCAGTTGCGTGGATCATACAATCAAACGACGACTCCTTCACTGCCGTCAATATCTGTCGTGTAATGCGTTCCTTGATATTGGATATTTCATAAAGCGACTGGTCGGTGCTCATCGGCGTCGATCCGTCCGTCTTGCTCTTATCATTCATCCGAATATTCAGCGATTCATCATTGTCTGTCGCCATTTGACGCGCAGTAAATCGCATCAAGTATAAAAACACATCCACGGTTCGCAGTTCTTCTGGGAGGTCAATATGACTGCAAATACGACGCGCACGTCCGATAATCTGTTCTGTGCGAACTGGGTGCCAGTAGGGTTCTGTGATATGCACATAGCGCACATTACGAAGATTAATACCTTCCGCACCTGATGCAGTAATCATAAGAATCTTAATGACTTCACCGAACATATTATTCGTGAAACGTGCACTGAGTTGTTCTGTGATCGACTTCGGCACATTCTTCCATTTACTATTGAAGATATTGCGAATAATTTCCTTCTCTTCGGCCGTTTCTGTTCCGGTATAAAGCGCGAAACAAGGGCGTTCTTGTTCTTCGGGCGTCATATCAATTGTCCAGTCACCGAGAGATGACTGCCTGATTTTAAATTGCGAGAATCCGTTTGTTTCAAGTATAAGTTTGATAATTCCGATCCCTTCCAATGTGCGGAACTGACTATAGACAAGATGAAGTCCGACATGTTGTTTATTGAGAATATTCTCGAGGAGGTGTAGGAATTTCGGACTATATGTTACGAGTTCATCTGGAATAAGAAAACTGCCAGCGCTCACTTTCAAATCACGGATGGCCTTTGTAATTGCGGCCTGGTATTGCGCGACATAGTCCTTTTTACTAGTGACGGCTGTGGATGATGACTGTTTTTTGGTCGATCCCGCCATTATAGCTGCTACTGCGTCGGAGTGTTCACCAGTGATGACCATTTGAGCGTCCTCGTCACTATCATTGCCATCACCATTCGGACTTTTTACACCGTCGAGCATATTTTCGTCCATTGCAGCGCTTGCGCCTTCTTCGTCATCATTGCCGCCTTTTGCTGCTGCTACTGCTGCACCCTTTGGTTTACGTCCACGCTTTGGCGCCCCGATTGAGCCGCCGCCGCCGCCGCCAGATTCCATTGCTCGTGCAATACGCGCTGCCAACATTTCCGCGGTTTCGTGCGCTTCGCCCATTACTCCTGCATCAGGTGCGCGTCCAAGCGCCGACGACTTTTCCAACTCGGATGCAGCAGTTCCATCATCACCGGGCAGAGGACGTCGAATGGATGGCGGGAATACAAAATTACAGAATGCGCGCGAAAAAATACGATAGGTGGAAGAGACATCATCGTATACACTATCGCCGCCTGCTCCACCGTCGCTTCCTTTCTTGCCAGCAGCAGCCGCAGCTCCGCGTTTCTTCGCCTTCTTCTTCATATTCGATTCTTGGTTGCGTTCAAGATCGCGAACACGTGAATAAATTGCAAACTGATAATCGCTCATTTCAACTTCAACAACGTGAAAATTAGTTCCAGCGTCATATATTGGCAATAATTTCTCGGCTGCACTGCGGAAATACGAGGTAAGACCTAAAATACGACGAATAAAAAGATCGCGGTTCTTAAATTCTAATGTCGACGGGTCGATAAAATACCCATTAAAGTCGTCCAATTTATCCGGGAGAGCCGTAAATGGTTCTTGTTTATTCGTCGTTGCAGATATGACGGAGATGCCGTTTTCGCGAAGTTTACTAACAATTGCGCGTTCGAATGCAGCGTCAGAAAGAAGACCATTTTCAGTTGCCGTGGTATCCATTACGGCAACAGTTGCAGGCGCGGCACTGCCGGTGGCGCCCTCGCTGCCCATTGCCGCGCGAGGATCCCCTCGACGAATCACTCCGCGGTATTTCGATGAAACGGCGTCATAATCACGCACAAACCCAAACGGATTCCTCGTAATCATGAGTTTCTTTGTTCGGGTATTGTAATCCATATGGTCAAATGAAAGTCCGATTCCCTTTGCAAAATTGAAAGTGCTGGCGGACCCGGCCTTCGCACCTTTACCTCGTCCGGAGGCATTTCCTGATTCTCCAGCAATACCGAAAATAGATTTGAGTCCATCAAGAGTCAAACGACCGCCAGCAGCTGCGCCTGCGCCTGCGCCTGCGACTCCGCTGCTTCCGCTTTCGCTAATGGTAAAAACCCAGTTGTCGATATTTCCGCGCAGGATATTGAACAATACCGCAATCTCATTCGGATAGTTAATGATGGGTGTTCCTGTCAATAGAACCACCTTCGCATTCTGTGCTGAAAGCAAAAAGTGATACAAACGATACGCCATGGATGTAGGACGTTTCAGTTTATTCACGATTCTACTGACAAAATTGTGTGCTTCATCAATAATAATCACTGCATTATCAAACGGGTTGCGTGTATATCCTTCCGTCATACTCTTCAATTTCTCAGCGCGAAGACCGTTGTAATTAATGAAGTCATATTTGGTATTGATCATCTCGTCGATTTGACGGTCAACACGAACACGCTGACTCGCGGTGAGTTCAGTTTCATAATTGCTAGGTTTAGTCACATTCACCATCCACGCTCCGCCATTTGTGCGAACAAATTTATCATCGGGGAACATTAATATTTGCGATAATACCCTTGTGAGTTCCGCATTACCTCGAGACTCGATAAACTCCCAATATTGATTCTTTTTATACATGAGATCGCCGCATTTCGTCTTCATTTCTTCAATGTAGTTCATACGCAACGATGCGGGTGTCATGACAATAATGCGTTTAAATGTTTTCAAACCTTCAGCAATCGCGATGGATGAGCATGTTTTACCACTTCCCAGTCCGTGAAATAAGAGCAACCCGCGATAAGGTGAATAAATATTCAAGTAATCACGGACGATTTTCTGGTGAGTAAGAAGTGCGACAGATGCAGAGTCATCACCGCCATAAAGCGCCTCGCAAGTAATATCGCTTTCGCCGGATGTGAGTTCTTCGCGGTAGGGGCGAAACAATGCATTAATATATTGAACAAACATTGCGCGGTTATTCATATAAAACTCGGACGCCTGGACTTGGGGAAGTGGGCGTGGAGGCGGAAGACGTGTTGCGACGATAGTATCGCCGACTTTATACGCAGAAATATTCACCATACTATCTTCACGCTCTTTGAGTTTATTGACGACGGTTTTTACATTTACAGCAGCGGCGCTAACACTGCCAGACGCTGCGACTGACGTGCTCTTCGGTTTGATACGAAGAAGGGTGCGTTTCTTTGGTGCTTCCGCGGCAGCAGCCCCCTCATCCGCGACCGGTTCCAACTGTCGCATTTCATCAAAATCAACCGGTTCATTCGCCTCCGCAATTGCCAAAGCAGCCGAGGCCTTCGTCTGTTTCGGGACTTCATCCGACGGCAATATGGCGCGTTTATTCATCTTCACTACATCAGTGGCAGGTCTGATACCTATAGGGTCGGCAATATCTGAACCAAATTCTGGTTCCATTTCGGGGCGTCGTATATCGGCATCAGAAAAAGAAGGTGGTTGTAATGGAACAACCACCGTAGAGAGTGAACCGGAACCTCTTAATTTGGCCATAATTGATGCACGATCAAAATCAACAGTATGGCGTTTATCTACAACGAATGAAGTCGGGGGATTGGTATCTTCTCCTCCAGCAGCAGCAGCAGCAGGCGCCACAGTCCCTTCTACCGGCAATTCTGGTGCAAATTCATCTTCACGTTCTTTCCGCATTGTCGCGTATCCAGAGACATTTCGCGGTCGTTTAAATACACCACTTGGTAGTTTACGAACAAAATTAATGACGACTCCTTCTTTCCCATCCGGTGCAGACAACGACGACGATGCACGTAATGATGGACGCTGTGTCAAATTAAATTGTTGTAAAACATTCATAATAGTATTGTAACTATTATATACCGTTATATTTATTTCGCAATTCGCGCGATCTGTCGTATCGCCATTTCGCATGTAATCTGTTCCGCCTTTTTCTTGATTTTATGTGCAGCGCTGGCAAAGAAGATAAACGCCTTCCCGCCATTCTCATCACAAATCCGGTGAACACCGGAAAATCCATCCACCAACGAATCAAACCGAATTGCCGCAGAAGGTTGACCCACGACTTCATGTAATGGTTGTCCTAAACATAAATACAACCCCATTTCATACCCCGTATCTGGATCACGCGAGAGTTCAATATAATCAGGCGTCGTCTTAAACTCCTTCTGAATCTTTACCTGAAGAATATTTTTGTAATTGTCGTCGTTCTTGATTAGATTCGTCCAGTCAATGTGTTGCTCAAATACTGACTCGATAAATATTTGAGCAATCTGAAATCCAGGACCACAAGTAAACACCTTTTCAAACCATTTATCGTCATCATGAATCGGCACATGGTTGAAATCCAGAAACAATGCACCGACAAACGCTTCAAATAGACATCCCAGTTTCTTCAGATTGGTTCTCGTCTTCTTTTCCTCTGAGTGTTTGGAAATAATGAACCAACGATGCAAACCCATTTCGAGCGCGAATTTGCCAATCGTTTCATTTTTAACGATGGCGATTTTCTTCTCGGTCATGAACCCTTCGTTCTCTTTAGGAAAACGTCGGTAGAGGTAGTATTTCGTGATGCATTCAAGAACACCATCCCCGACGAATTCGAGGCGCTCATTGGATTTTGTATGAAGAGGCATGGCGCCATCGGGGCGTTCGAGAAATGTAATATTTTCGAGGTCGTTCAATGCTTTAGGGCGTTTGGTATAAGACCGATGAACAAATGCGCGCCGATACAGTTCGAAATTGTGGACTTGGGATGGCACGCCGTAACGAGTAAGAATCTTTTCGACGTCGGCAAGTGTCACTTGTATATTTTCAGTATTATAAGGATTGAACACGTAGCGGTCATCATCAACGCGTATAATATCGTCATCATTGTAAATATTTTTGCCGGTTCGGGCGCTTTCTCCTGCGACGACTACTTCGTTGGCGCCGTCTTCTGCGATATTTAGAAGTATATTTTCATTTTCAGAATCCGAACTACTGCTACCGGTTTCGGCGTGTGCCGCGTGGACGGCGGCGGCGGCGGGATTACGAAGACGAAACATTATCCAATCGATGGATGGATGGATGATATATATCAGATGATGTATTTAAGCAAAATCCGATCAATTTTTTTATATCGGTATTATTTATAATTCAGTATTACAAAATGGTCTTAAGTGGTTCCAAGAAAGTTTCCGGTATTCGTTCTCTCACGAGCAAGGGATGCCATTTCGGCAGTATGCCCGGTTCCGCCCCCAAGATTGGTCGCGGCAGCTGGACTTCCGTGGCCTACCGCCAGGGAGGCATGACTTGCGATTGCTTGGCGAAGATTCGCTTCTCGACATGCGATCAGCAGTACCAGTATTTGAAGAATAATAACCTTATCTTCAACTGCAAGCTTACTGGTGGTGTCGGTCGTCAAGTTTTTACCAAGAACTGCAAGGCGTAAACCTAAACAGGCCACATCATCTGTATTTATTTTATTTATACCATAATTATATAACAACTGTAATTATGGCAAACAGCAAGATTGCGCGGCGCGTATTATTTAACAGCACTGGTCCTACCAACGCGATTAACACAGATACAAAACATGGTGGAGGTGATAAGAAAGGCGGATCTACCCCTGCAGGAACTGGTCAGATGCGTAGTTTCGCGATGAGAAACACAATTACCGAACCCGCCAAGAACAAGGACTTTATATTTAGGTTCATCGAGAGATTGAGTCCCGCCAGGCATTCTGGTCCCAAACTCTAATAAAACCATTTTCATAATATGATGTATGATCTATGATCTAGAACCAAGTTCAAGTATATCTGTTATATTATGAAAATCGAAAACGATATCAAACTCGACTTTAGCGATGTTTTATTTCGCCCCAAGCGATCATCTCTTTCGTCAAGAGGAGAAGTCATGCTTACCCGAGAGATTATCTTTAAAAATGGAACGAAATGGAAGGGTATACCTATTATTGCGTCGAATATGGACACTGTTGGAACATTCGAGATGTACAATGTGCTTCATCGTCATAAAATCATAACATGCTTGCATAAACATTACAATCTCAATGATTACTCCAGCGCAAAAGCAAGAGAATTAGATAGAAATTATTACATGATAAGCACAGGTATTACTACTACCGATGAAGAAAAATTGGACCGTATTATTGAACTGCTTAATCCACTTTTTGTATGTATTGACGTTGCAAACGGATACATGAAGGCGTTTGTGGATTTTGTCCGGAAGATCCGAGAGAAATATCCGCAGATTGTCATAGTATGTGGGAATGTCGTCTCTCGAGAGATGGTGGAAGAACTCATTATGAACTGTGGTGCGGATATTGTAAAGGTTGGAATTGGAAGCGGGAGTGTATGCATTACTCGTCTTCAGACTGGAGTAGGTATGCCGCAACTATCGGCCGTGATCGAATCGTCGGACTCGGCGCACGGTCTGAACGGGTTTATTGTATCAGATGGTGGATGCACGACCCCGGCCGATATTGCGAAAGCATTTGGAGGTGGCGCGGATTTCGTGATGTTAGGAGGAATGCTGGCTGGACACGATGAATCGGGTGGTGAACTTGTCGAAGACACAGCAACCGGAGAGAAATATAAACTCTTCTACGGTATGTCGAGTTCTACTGCGATGGAACAGTATCATGGCGGTGTTGCGTCCCACCGATCCGCAGAGGGAAAAACGGTCAAGATACCGTATCGTGGACCAGTTGAAAGCACAATACTCGATATTTTAGGCGGGATCCGGTCGACGTGTACGTATATTGGCGCCAAACGCGTGAAAGATATCCCGAAATGCACAACATTTATTCGAGTGACGAACCAAGTGAATCAAGTATATTCTGGAAAAGAACATAAGGCATAAATCATGTCTATATCTATTGATAATAATCATATCACAGATTACAGCAACGCCGTGGATTGATATGATTATCAAAATTGATTGTCGAGAGAAAGACTTGTTGGAGATTATGAAACCGGTCGCCCCCGCGCCCGCGCCATCCGCACCCACTGCCCCCGCAGCTGCCGAACCGGATCATTACATCATGGATTTAGGCGATGGAGTGACAATGAAGGTTCCACTTCCAAAAAATAAGGCGGCAACCACGAAGGCGACGCCGAAACCGAAATCGAAATCTCTCGGACATCCACTTTCCACCTCCCGCGCCACGAACCATGAAATCAAATCCGAGAGATTGCCAATCGGAGATATCATACTCTACGATCCCAGACAAGGCCAACAGAAAGACATTGTCATCTTTGAGAGAAAGACCCTCGCTGATCTTGCCGCGAGTATTCGAGACGGGCGGTATAAAGAACAGTCGTTCCGTCTCATTGAGACTGCTGCTGCAACAGGTTTCAACACCCATCATATCGTATACATCATTGAAGGTGATCTCTCGAGATACGACGAGAGACATACTCAGATTACAAAGACGGCACTTCAAAGCGCAATGGTCTCACTGATGTACTATAAGGGGTTTTCGGTGGTTCGCACGATGAATTTAGGCGAAACTGCCGACTTTATTCTGCATTTTGCGGATAAGGTGGCGAAAGAGGGACCGCTTTCCATCATTGCAGACACGACGACGACTGCGACGCCCGCTACGGCATACAGTGAGGTCTCGGCGAAAAAAGAGAAGCGTGACTTCATTACTCGAGAGAATATAGGCGAGATTATGCTGGCGCAGGTCCCGGGGGTGAGTGCGAAAATGGCTGCGGCGATTCTGGCGAAATACGGCGGGTCGATATATGAGTTTTTAGGCGATTTGCATCGTAAAATCGACGATTATGAAGAGAGTTTATCGCCGGAGATGTCGCCGCCGGCGCCTTCATCTACAGAGATCACCGGGACTTCCGCTCAACTATACGAACCGATGAATAAGAACAAATACAAGCATGTTTCGGAGTGTTTTAAGGATGTGATGGTGGATGGAAAGCGGGGCATAGGGAAGGCGACGATAGAAAAGGTGTGTTTTTTTTTAGGATGATAGTGTAAGGAACCAAGAGGTGAAAATAATTTTCATTATTTTATAAATCGATAATAATTTACATTATGAATCGTCGTAATAAACCAGAACGTCCACGTTCTGGTTCTCCTCCAAACCCCGGGTATGTTCCGATATCTCCAAGTGTTCTGAATTCTCCAAGTGTTCCGAATTCTCCAAGTGTTCCGAATTCTCCAAGTGTTGCGTATACCGCCCTGTCCAGCATTACAGAACGAGTATCCAATATGTTAAATAATATACCCTCTTGCGCAGTAGAAAATGCAGATCATCTATTAACTTCACTAGAAGTATCAATATATGATGGCCGTCAAGCATTCATAAGTACGTTTATGCGGAATAGTGGCGCTAGTGGCGCTAGTGGTGCTAGTGGTGCTGCTAGTGATGGAAGGTTGGCATCGGATTCGGTTGATAGTACTTCTACTGCAGTTTATCCGGTTGCTTGGTGTAAACAAGGAAGTAAAGGTATGGATGATATCAATCTTGAAATCAAGCGTGAAATCAAGCTTGAAATCAAGCTTGAAGAAGAATCTCGTCGGAGTACTCGTCGTCCAGCAGCACTTGTAGCATCTAGGATAATTAGTAGTGAGAAAAAAGAAATGAAACCGACTGTTAAACCAAAAGAAACTGTAGTAACCTCGAGAAAAAAAACAGATATTTTCGACAAAATGATAACTGATGGAGATAAAGTATCACATGTGGAGTTTGCAACATATATTGGTGCAAAATCGGAACCGTGTCAGGTACACGACCGAACTGAGTGTAGTTATGCAAATTTGTTGAGTCAATATAGCAGTAAGCATGCTAGTATAGTTTATAGTAAGATGATGGAAACCGGGTTCATTAGACCAGAAGAGCTGATAAGAGTTAATGAGCTACACGAACAACTCAATCGAAAGTATAAATTAAGTATAAAAACAGCACGGGGAAGTAATGTTGGACAACAAACGTGTAGAGATTGTGCTGCGGAACTGTTTAAAATATATAAAGACCATGCTAATAAATGTAATGTGAATGTTCCAGCAACAAAAGTAGTGCTTACAATGCCATATTCAGAATATAGAAAAATAAAAAAAGAAGGAGCAAATTCACGTGATAACGATATTACTACACTATTATTAGGTAATGATGAACCGCGTGGGTTTGACGCTACTTCATCTTGGGGAAATAATCTAGTAAATTGGCATTGGGCGATGGGGTCGTGTGATGCTGCGGGTCAAGCATTTGACCGTGATAAACATAAAATTTTTGCATTTCAATTTACTCGGTGCGTGTTTGATGATCCGGCACCGAAGATACCACAGATACCAAGAATAAGGAGTAAATTTACTGTTGTGGACCGCAGCAAAGGTCGTGTAACTACAACTACACCTAGACAGATTGAATGTATACCTTTACAATTTGGACATAAAACGGTGGAATGTGTATTTAATCCACGTCTGGACGCAAACATCGCTTCGGTTTCAAAAACTAACCTGCCCTCAAGTATTAGCGACCCACCCTTTCTATGTACCTATATGCCAGAGGTTACATTGGAGAATTTGAGTGATGAAGATAGTAGAAAAGGGATTGGGATTCCTCGCTGGAGTGATCGACATGATGATTTTATAAGTATGTGCCAAGATAAATTCGGAACCGATGGCGCTACTTTCTTTAGAACTGCCAGACAGAC